GATCAACGCCGATTCGCTCGGCGCTCCGTCGCTCGACGCCGACGTTGAAGACGGCGACTGGACACAGGAGCTGACGACGGTCGACTTCGATACCCAGATGGAGTTCGGCAAGCGTGAACTGCGCCCGCACGAGCTCACCAAGGGCATCAAGGTCAGCCGCAAGCTGCTCGCCCGGTCGGCGCTGCCGATCGAGAGCATCGTCACCCAGCGACTTGGCTACAAGTTCGCGGTGACCGAGGAGACGGCATTCATGACCGGCAACGGCGTGAACCGCCCGCTGGGCCTGTTCACGGCCTCGGCGGACGGCATCAGCACCAGTCGCGACGTGACCGCCGCATCGACGACCGCGTTCGACGCTGACGACATGTCCGACGTCCTGTACAACTGCAAGCCGCAGTACCAGGACAAGGGCGAGTGGATCTTCCACCGCGACGGCGTCAAGCGAATCCGCCAGCTCAAGGACGGCAACGGCCAGTACATCTGGCAGCCCGGCCTCGTGGCGGGCCAGCCCGACCTGCTGCTGTCGCGTCCCCTGAACCAGTTGGAGTACGCGCCCAACACGTTCACCACGGGTCTGTACGTGGGGCTGTTCGGCGACATGTCCTTCTATTGGATCGCGGACGCCGAGGACATCAGCGTCCAGCGGCTGGTCGAGCTCTATGCCGCGACCAACCAGGTGGGCTTCATCGCCCGCGCCGCGACCGACGGCATGCCGGTCCTCGAAGAGGCGTTCAGTCGCCTCATCCTCGCCTGAGCGAGAGAAAGGAGCGACATGCAACTGTCCAACCACGTCAAGATCACCAAGGTCGCTGATCACTCGGCGGCTGACACCACGGCCGTCAACTCGACGGGCGTCGATATGGCCGGCTACGAGGGCGTGCTCTTCGTCACGTCCTTCGGCACGGCCAACGCCAACAACACGGTCAACGCCGCTCAGGGCCTCACCTCGGGTGGGACCTACGACGATCTACTCGGGTCCTCGGTGGCCTCGGGCACGTCCGATGAGGATGTCTGGATCGACGTGTACCGCCCGATCGATCGCTTCGTCCGCCTTGAGGCGGCGCGTGGCACCAGCTCGACGCTGGAATCGATCTGGGCTGTGCAATACGGCGCCCGCAAGCTGCCGGTCGATAATGTCGTGTCCGGAACTGTGATCGGGGAAGCCCATACTTCCCCCGCAGAAGGAACGGCCTGAGCCTTCGGCTTAGGTACAATTGGGGGCGATGGATGACGTGTCTGTCGTCCCCAATCCATTAGCCGAACGGCGACGCAGACGCGCCGCCCAATCGCGGGCATGGCGGGCCGCTAACGCTGACCGCGTGAAGGCGTACAAGCTCGCCAACAAGGATCGCGCAAACGCCCAGAAGCGAGCGCGCTATGCCGCGGACCCGACCAAAGAGCGGGAGGCGTCACGTCGATGGCGGGCGATCAATCCCGACGCGGCGAAGGCTACAAATCGCCGATGGCGCGATGCGCACCCCGACATCGTGTTGGGGTGGCGGCGCGCCGACTACTACCGCCATCAGGAAACGAATATCGCCCGAAACCGTGCTTACTACCTCGCTCACGCCGAAGAGTCTAATGCCGCCAACAAGGTGTGGCGAGAGGCGAACAGCGCACACACAAGGGCGTACAACCAAGCCCGATACCGAGCCAATAAGGAGGCTCTGGCGGCACGTATCGCGGCATGGGCCGCCGCCAATCCCGAGCGGTACCGCAAGTACAAAGCGGAAGCTCGTCAGCGGCGCCGCGCTCGCCTAGCGGGCGTTCCGCAAGAGCCGATTGACCGCGATGTCGTGTACGAACGCGACAATGGGCGGTGCGGGCTGTGCGGTCGCCGAGTAGCTCGAACTGATATGTCTATTGACCACATCATCCCGATCATCGCGGGTGGCCCGCACACCTACGCCAACATCCAGCTGGCCCACCTGAGTTGCAACAGTCGCCGTGGCCATCGCGGTCCGGCGCAGATGCGGCTGACGATCTAACCCTCGCACTTGACTGACGGCCGCGCCGTCCGACTGGCCCACGTCACGGGCCAATCCACCTCCAACGCACCTCAGACGTGCTAGCGGCTGTCTGCCGCGCAGCAAAGGAGCAATCTCATGGCCGATCTGTCCTACACCCCCAAGGTTTACCGAAAGCAGGGCGGCGAGGAGTTCGTTGTCGCGTCCGGTGGCAAGATCAACATCGAGAGCGGCGGTGACATCGAGGTCAACGGCGTAAGCCTGATCGATGAAGTCGCGGCCCTGTCAGGACTGGAGGCTGGCGAAGTCGCCTACCTCGACGGCGTCACTGCAGGCACCGTCACAGCCGGCAAGGCTGTCGTCACCACGACCAGCAAGCACATCGATGCCCTCGTCATCAGCGACGGAGGACTCGCCCTTGGCGCAGGCGCCGGGACGGCGATCACCTCGACGGCCGCAGAGCTGAACATCCTTGATGGGGCCACGCTCGCGGTCGCAGAACTGAACATCCTCGACGGTGTCACATCAACGGCCGCGGAGCTGAACATCTTGGATGGTGTGACGGCCACGGCCGCCGAGATCAACCTCATCGACGGCTCGATAGCCGGTACCGCAGTCGCCAGCAAGGCACTCGCGCTGGGCGCCGACAAAAACGTCGATGTACTGGCCGTCGCTGATGGCGGCCTGGCACTCGGTGCTGGCGCTGGTACGGCGATCACCTCGACAGCGGCAGAGCTAAACATCCTCGACGGGGTAACGTCAACGGCTGCGGAGTTGAATGCTCTTGACGGCATCACGTCAGATGTCAACGAGTTGAACATCCTTGACGGTGTTACCAGCACCGCTGCGGAGTTGAACATCTTGGACGGTGTGACTGCGACTGCCGCAGAACTCAACGCCTTGGATGGCATCACGGCCGATGTTGGCGAGCTGAACATCTTGGATGGTGTGACGTCGACCGCCGCGGAACTGAACATCTTGGACGGAGTAACCAGCACGGCCGCCGAGATCAACAGCCTCGACGACAGCGCTGCCTTCGCTGACGGCCTGTCGCGCGTGCGGCTGGCCACGGCGACATACGACTTCGCGGTCAACGGTGGAGCTATCAGCGCCATACCACTGGCCGCGACGGTCCCCGACAACGCCGTCATCCTCGACGGCATGGTTGACGTGATCACCACGCTGACCAGCGCCACCGATGCGGCCACGATCGCGCTCAGTGTCGAGGGCGCCGACGACATCGTCACCGCCGTAGCCATTTTGACCGCGACCGACTGGGATGCTGGGCTTAGGCCGATCAAGCCGCTCGGCACGTCCGCCACTGCGATCAAGACGACCGCCGCCCGGGCGATCACGGCGACGATCGCGGTCGAGGCCGTCACCGCCGGCAAGTTCGTCGTCTTCCTGCGCTACGTCCTGAGCGCGTAAGCACTGAGACGCCCCGCCGGCATCCCGCTGGCGGGGCGCTCTCCTGAATGGAGAAACGATGGCAGCTAAGAAGTTCCGCGCGACGCGCTTCCTGACCGGCGCGTTCGGCCAGTTCACCCCGGGTCAGGTCATTTCCGGCGTGTCAGAGGCGACCGCCGCGGCGTGGACTGCGGCGGGTGCGGCCGAGGTCATCGGTCAGGTCGAGATCGAATCGCCGCCGGAGATCATCGAGCCGGAGATGGCCGTGACAGCGGCACCCGAGGCAGCTGTGATCCGACGCACATCGGCGCGCGCGCCGCAGCGGCCTCAGAAGAGAAAGGGCTAAGCGATGGCCGGTACTGTCACGATCGTCCACAACCGAAATGGAGCCATCGGCCGCATCGTTGCGACATGCACGGGCGACGCCTCGGATGGCACGTTCCCAGCGACCGCGTTGCCGCCGTTCTCCGGGCGCATCCTTGCGCTGAGAACGAACCCCGGTGCAACCGCGCCGACCGATAACTATGACATCACGCTTGTCGACGACGATGCCGTTGACCGGCTTCAGGGCGTCGGCGCGAACCGCGCCACGGCGACCTCACAGGAGGCTGCCGTCGTCTATTTGGGCACAGCCATCCATCCGCCGGTCGCGTTCGACGAGACGCTCACGCTCACGCTCGCGGGCAACAGCGTCAACTCGGCGATCATCGTCATCGCGATCGTCTACGCCGCGAACTGATGGCTCGGCTCCTGCGCCCAATGGCAATAGTGTGTGGCTGGTGCGAAGGCGCCACCGAGCCGGATCGTTGCTCGCATTGCGGGCGCGATCCGGCCTTGCCTTGGTTTCAGCGGGCCGCTGAGCCTCCGCGAGCCTCTGAGGACCACGCATCCGGCCGTCCGAAGCTCGACCCGAGCCAGATTCGGCAGAAGCTCCGCATTGCCATCAAGGAGCTCGGCTCCGACGCGACGAAGGCCCAACTGGCCGAACACCTGGGCATCGACATGCGGACGCTCGGTAGATGGCAGAAGGTGTCGGGTTGATGTCAGTAAATGTCGCCTTTGCGCACTTTTTACGCCGTCGCGTCGCCTCGAGGATGTAGGCAATGACCGCTACCGCCATCGGAAGCTATGCGACCACCGCAGCGCTGAAGACGCTAATCGGTACGACCGACAGCAACGACGACACACTGATCGGGCTGATCTGCGACCGCGTCAACATGTACATCGAGTCGGAGACGCGCCGCGTACTCGCGCCGATCGCCTCGACGACATACCTGTATGACGGTGACGGTTCGTCGGTCCTGTTCCTGCCACTGCCCGTAGATAAGGCGCCCATCGGCGGCATTCGCGCGATCACGCTCTTGGAGTTTCGAGACTACACGGGCGATACCTTCTCGACCGTAACTGCGGGTGACTACTTTCTCCGCGATCGCGTGGGCATGACCGGACCCTACGAGCGCCTCTACATGTCGGATGAGTCATCGGGTGACTACTCCTACTTCCCGCGGGGGTTTGAGACGGTGCGCCTTACCGCGACGGCTGGGTGGGACGCAATACCCGACGACATAACGAATGTTGCTCTCTCCGCAGCCCAGCGAGCCTGGAACGGACGCCAGTCCGGCTACCAGAACATCGAGGGGACCGACGAGCAGGGCCGCCCCCTGATCGCCCGGTTCTTCCAGCTGCCCGACTACCAAACACTGCTGCGCTACAAGTTGCGGGACTTCCGCCATGTCTAGCACGACGACGTCGATCGACTTCGATGGGCCGTTCTTCACGCGCGATCCGGGGCTCACGGTAATGCTCAACGTCCAGAAGATGATGCAGGGCATCGCCGATGAGGGTGCCGCAGTCGTCCGCGAGCGAATGCTGACCGGTCAGGGTCAGCGCGCTCTCGTCAGGCTCCTCGATGATCGAGTCGTCGATCACGTCGTCGGACGCACCCGGAGTCGCACGGATAAGCAGTGGTACATCGCTGCGGTCGTCCAGGTCTACAACAAGGGCCTATCGGCAGCGGAAGGCACGTCGCTCATGGCGGCAGCGTCCTATGTCGAGCGCCGCACCCATGCAGTCCGCGACGTGACCAGGCAGCTACGCGCCGGCGCGAAGGCCCAGCTGCGCGCCAACCTCACCGAAGGGCTCGAGTAGATGGACCTGCTCACCCTCATGGACGCGATCCAGGTTCACGCCGCGGCTGCTGCGATCACTGCGGCCGACGCGAAGTTCTACGACGTCGCCGTGGGCTTCCCTGCCGCCAAGGGCCGCTGCGTGCGCATCTTCTACGGCGGCGAGCGTGAGGTCGAGCACTTCGACGGCCAAGACAGGACACTCAACTCCAAGCTCGTGGCGCAGGCCATCATCGTGCGCGGCTACTGGCCGCTCCCGGAAACTGCAACTAAGCGCCAGCGGGTCATGGAGGGCGAGATGGCGACCTTCGTGAAGTCGCTGCGCACCCGCGTCCTGGGCGACAGTCAGCTCGGCGGCGCGTCGGTCGACCTGAACATGGGCCTCGCTCAGTGTGAGCAGATCGTCCTCGGCGCCGGCATCGGCGGAAGAGGAGCGACAGGCACCAAGTACGCCATCGTCGATACCGAGATCGTCGTCGACTTCGACGAAACCAGCATCGCACCGTGAGCCTACGAATGAGCCTTTCGTTTAGCCCAGACTCGTCGCATCCGCTCAGAGTGGAGGGCACGCTCCTCAGTGGTCATGTGCCACCCGCGCGGTCGCCCATGTTCCGCTCCATGAGTGTGGTTCGTGAGGATGACCAAGTTCTCCGGTCGGTTGTCGGTCTTGATGTGATTGACGTGGTGAACGACTTCAGACCGAAGCAAGGGTCTACCAAGTTGTTCTTCCATGACCAGTCGGTGCTCAGCTACATATCCCCCGTGCGCCCGGGGATGGCTCGGCCGGCGAATGAGCACATAGCCGAAGTAATTGATATAGCGACCAGGGCCACGCTTGACGCCGCGGTTCCCGTGATGACCGACGAACCGCTCATACGGGTTCGCCAATTCCCCGCAGCCACACTCGCAGGGATGGGGCTCCTTCCTATGGCGAGGCCGGCGTTGAGCGCGCGCCATCGCAAGATGATGGCCGTTGGCATACCGGGCCACGGGGTTGCGCGGGTTCACAGGTTGGCCGCAGCCGCAAGCGCATGTCGCCACTCGGGCCGGGCGTTGAAGCCGAGCGTGAAGCGCGGCCAGATGGTGGCCCGCGACGAAGCGGGCGCTTGGGTTCGCGGGGTTGGTAATTCCGCCACAACCACAGGCGCATTTCATAGTGTCGATCATAACATTTTACTGCGAGGCCTGCAATGAGCAAACAGAGCGCTTTGGGCGCCAACTTCTGGTTGGGGATCTACGACCTGTCGGGCGACGTCGGTGCCGTATCCAGCATCAGCTCGCCGCGCGGCGTGCTCGACGTCACCGCCATCAACAAGTCGGCGCCCGAGCGGATCCTCGCGCGGCGCGACGGCTCGGTCAGCTTCGCCGGCTTCTGGAACACCGACGCCCTGCAGATCTGGGCTGCCCTCTCGGCGATGCCGACGACCGACATCTTGGCGTCGGTCGCCATCCCGGCGTCTAGCGCCTTCGCCGTGGGCGACGTCGGCTGCAGCCTCAACGGCAAGCAGCTCGCGTTCGACCAAGCGCATGGCGCGGATGGGTCGCTTGGCGTCACCAGCCAGGTCCAGGCCAACGGCTCGGCACTCGAATGGGGCCGGCTGCTGACGGCGGGCAAGGTGACTATCGGTACCGGCACCGTCAACGGCGCGAGCATCGACGACGGCGCCGACAACGCGCCGAGTTCCTTTGGTGCCGCCGCCTATCTCCACGTCTTCTCGATCGCCTCGGGCACGATGGGCGTGAAGCTCCAAGACTCGGCCAACGACGCCGACTTTCTGGACATCACCGGCATGGCATTCACCAACGTCACCGCCGCGACCAGCGAGCGGATCGTGACGGCCACGGACGCCGACATCCGTCAGTACGTCCGTCTCGTCACCACGGGTGTTCACGGCAACGCCGTCATGGCGGTGCTGTTCGCGCGCTATCTGACCAGCCAGGCCATTTAGTGCTTCATGGCATAGCACAACAGGGAAAGGAACAGGCGTAAAAGTTGACGAAGGCGAGTGGTCTTACGACCAGCGTGACAGTGGACAACGCGGCCGGTGCGGGCAAGGACATCAGCAACGACATCACCAGCTTCAACGTCTCGACTCCGCGTGGCGTGCAGGACATCACCGGCCTTGATAAGAGCGCCGTGGAACGCATCCTCCTGCGGGCCGATGGCAACATCAGCATGACCGGGGTCTACAACGCGAGCACGGCGGACAAGAGCCACGACGTGTTCAAGTCGATCCCGACGCAATCTGGCACGGGCACCGGCGCAACGCGCACCGTGGTCATCGTCTATCCGGGAACCAAGACGCTGACGATGGAGTGCGTCCTGACGGACTACCAGGTCAGCATGGGCGCCGACGGCTCGCTGACGTGGACCGTGCCCGGCCAGTTGGCCGATGGGACGGCTCCAACCTGGTCGTGATAGCGCCTACCTGGAGTTAGTCCATGTGGCGAGTACCTAGCGAGCGAATCCGTCTCGACCTCGACGGCCCGTCTGTCGAGGTCGAGCGGATCGGCTCC